GCCACGAAGACCATGTACTGTCCTCCACGTCGTATAGCCGCCAGCCCCCAAGCATGCCGTCTCTTATGAATGTGCGCCACTCTAGTTGCATGATGCTTTCTCCAAGATGTAGAGAGTCCACAGGTATGCTTTGGCTTCCTCCACATCAGTGAAGTACCGAAGCCCTCTACCCATGGACAGGTCTGCGTAGTAAGTGCCGAGCTCATCACTGACACAGACGACTTCGCCAACGATTCTGCGGTCATACTCTTCATCACACAGATACCATTGAACGAAGCCAGCCGTGTCCCGAGTAGCTTCTTGCGTCGCTACCCAGTGTGTCACTGCTCTAACTCGAAGTGAATGTTCTCACCCCATGGTGCGTCGACATCGCTACTGATACACCACACGACTGGATAGCCGGGGTCTTCGCCGAAGCCTGTGTAGCCGTCAGTCAAGCACACGAACACCTGAGGCTCGATACCCTGCTTGGCACAGAAGTCGAAACCTGCTGGCATGTCAGTGCCACCACCTGAGTAGAACTCGAGGCCAACTGCTTCACCACAGTCGAACTCAACGTGCTTCTGGACTTCAGTGTCGGTGTACAACACATGAACTTTCTCAGGGCGGCATTGCTCGATGATGCGGGACAAGTGACCGTTGTAATAGTCCAGCTCCTTCTTGCTGATAGAACCAGACACGTCGACCTGAACAACAAGCTCACCCATCTGTGGCAACTTGTCTACGCTTGGCAGATAGTGGTCAACGAAGCGACGGTTAGGACGACGCCAGCTCTGACCCTGTGCGACACATGCAGTCATATGCTTCTCGAGAATCTCATACCAAGGAGTCTTGACCTCGAGCAAGTTGGCAACCAACTCGGCTAGCTTACCGGACAGCTTGCCACGCATCTTGGCTGCTTGCGCTGCCTCAGCGATCTCGACTTTGATCTGGCCTTCGATCTCCTTGATCTCGTCAGGTGTCAGCGGCTTGCCCTGACCATCAGCACCGATGCCATAGATAACGTCATCACCTAAGCCGTTGTCACCGTGGTCGTCAGGCAACTCGTCATAGATAGTCTCGGTCGTCTTGTCTTTGGAGACAGCCATGTTGACTGTGTTGGGGATACGTTGGCACACGTTGCTGTCGTCGAGTGTGTCGTTAATCCAAGCATCGCCTGCATAGTTCCACTTCTTGTGGTTGCGAGCACCCTTACGGATTGCATGCTGGCCGATGACGTGGCCTACCTCGTGGCACAAGCCCCACACAATCTGAGGCACAGTCAACGACTCGATGAAGTCATTGTTGTAATAGATGTTGGCACGGGCATCGACTGCCAGTGTTGGGATGCTGTTGTCACAGATGAGCTTACGACGCAGCAGGATTGCTGCGAAGAAGGGGTGGTCCAAAACAATTTGTGCCTTGGCTTTTTCGAGTTTAGTTGCCATTTGCTTGCTCCAGTTTTTCAATTACACACATTGCTACCGCGTTCTCGAACGGGATGGAAGTCAGACTCACAGCCTGTTTCTTGTTACGCCGCCACACACGTTCACTGCCATACCCACTGCTCTCGATGAGAACAATGCTCGGCTTAATCATCTCGTACACCGATGTTGGGATCATGAATGTAGAGTTGATAGTCACAAACCCAGATGGATGCTCTACCTCCTTACGATGGATGGGCGCATACACAGGTTGCAGCTCAATATCTTTCATTAGCTTATAGACATGCCTCGCCGTACTGATTGGGCGGAACACAAAATCAATTAGCCTCATTGTGTAACTCCTTTATGTGAATCTCGCCCTTGCTGTTACGCTTGGGCATTGCCTTACCATCAGCGATAGCATCCATCACCCGCACCAACTTACCCATCGCCTCACCGAGCAAGTTGTATCGTTTGTGCATGAGCCAGTTGTTGAATAGCAAGATGATGTTGAACAAGATGCTCAGTATCATGATGTCAGTTTCTGTCATGGATTTCCTTAGTCATTCATTGAACTGAGCCACGCTACGAAGCACAGCACAGAGAAGGCAGTTGGGTATATCTTGCCAAGAGAACAC